CTCCTTGAAGACCAGTTGCTCCTTGGGCGCCAATAGGCTTACAACAATTTTTGTATTGATTATATTTTGCGTAACTAGGATATGACATTATATATTATATAATGTCAAAATATAATCAAATAATTGTATTGATTATATTATTACATCATTTAACAATGAATAAATTGTTCTAAAGTTATTCTAAATTAATTAGGTATTGGAAATGGTCTTTGATTTTTCTCTATTACCATGGGTTCGGGCATATACATGGGCATTCTATTGAAAAATGATCTTTCGGGTAATTGTTTGAGTCTGGGTTGTACAGGAGCTTGTGGATTTACTAAATTACTAGAGTTTATTCCAAATAATGCGGATTCTATTTCAACAGAATTATTAGAAAAAGCTTCTCTAGGCATGTGACTTGGTGTAATTCCTACACAAGGAATAGCATTTACATAAGCTCTTCCTGATTGTGAGTATTTATATTCATTATATTTTAAGGAATCTGTATAACTACGTTGTTGTAAGCAGTAATCACTTGCAGTATTTTTATTACTTGTTGAAGCCATAATAATATATACGAATATTATTTTGATGTAAATTATCCTTTAATTTATTTTGATGTAAGTTCAACCTTTAATTTATTTAAACTATCTTCCATTGGTAAATTATTAAAATGGTTATATAAACACCTGTGGAATAAGTCTAAATAATCATATGAAAACAATGTTCTAAATAGTAATTCACAATTAAAGAAACTATGTCTGTATGGATTTTCTTGTAATAATTCTGTTATAAATGATTCCTCTTTTATAGTTTCATAAAGTGAGTTCATTTTTTCGTTCATCACAGTTTCGTCTAATTCATTTAAACCGAATAATTGTAATAGCTGTATTTTATACAACATTTCTTTTAACCCCTTCTCATCTTCACCATTTTCAGTAATTAATTTGTAAGTAAATATATGATTTAATTCTAAACTACACATTTACATTATCTAATTTGTTATTTTTAAGTATTTTAATATTGATACATTGAATGTCCGCTTTTATAGTCTTTATCTTTTTGTAATTCGCGGGAAGGAACTCCTCCACGAATCCATCCTTCAGCAGCAACACCTTCTACTAAATTGGCGGGGTTTGTAATAGAGTTCTCAATAGATGGGATTAACGGATAATTTAAATAAGGCATATAAGATTGTTCGGTCGTAGTATTAATACTCTTTTTATTTTGAATCATATCGCCTTGTTGAATATGAGATTCTAATACAGGATTAGAAGAACCTCTTCCTAAGAACGGAACCGTTTTAAAAGGTCGCTCGTATAAACTGATACGGCATTTGGGGTGGGTATTGATAGTTCCAATTAATAAATCAGAGTTAGTATCAATATTGCATCCACCCATACCTACTTGATGACTTCCGCTAAAATTAATATTAGGTTGACTTGTAGCAAATTCAATAGGTCTCTTCATGCCACAATCTTCGGCGAAAAAGTTGGTCAATAAATAATTGCCTTGAGATGTGTTTTGAATATTTCGTTGACTTAATCCACAACTATCATCACCAATTCTGGTTAAATGATCAAATGTAAAATCTTTTGTATAAGCAGCCATTTATATATATATTTGATAATATTTTATTAAAGATATATTTAATTTTGCCCTCCAATAGCACCAAGTCTAGGAAGATTTTTAGCTAAAGCAAAATCATTTCCTTCCTTAGCTGAGGTCATACCACCATACAAGAATTCCGCAAATCCTTTTTGATCATTTGGAACTCTGGTATTTGCAGTTGCGTAAAAATTATATTGTCCAAATTCCTCAAATTCAAAACTATCTCCTAAATTAGAAAATAACCTCTTCTTTATTTTCGGATCATCATCAAAATTTGATACAATAAAATCTTCCGTTTTTTTATTTATACTTTCTTCTACTGCTCTATTATAGGCAGGTGCTGCTCGTTTTCTATTAGGATCGTCATTTATTTCAGGCAATAATACATTCATTAATGGATTTTTTTCACTGGGATTGGTAAATTCAGATTTTAATTCCTTATATACATTTGGGTTTGTAAATCCTTCTGTTGTATCGTCTAATGTCTTTGATATATTTGATGATTGTGATGACTTCGATGATTGCGATTCTTTTGCATAATATAAAATTACAATTACACCTAAAGTAACAAAGCCAGTTATAAAGAAATTAATGGTATTTGTTAATAAATATCCTAAAATAGATAATATAACAACTAGTCTTGTTATGGCATTTATTTTCTCATTTCGGGACATATTTTCTGTAGGCCATAATTGATTCAATTGATTTTTATTTAATAAAACAGATGGGTCAGTAAACCAAATATTAGTATTGTTTATTGTCATTTATATATATATATTCTTAATTATTTATTTTTTCTTCCCTTTCTTTTTCTTTTTCTTATTAGGTTGATTATTTGATGTTCGCATTGTTTTTTCTGGTTTATCTCCTTCAATTGAATAAATTAATTGTTCTAATTCTTCAGATGTTAATGGTTTAACATCTGGTAAGCCTTGTAGTCGTAATTGTTCTGCTTGTTTTTGACTCTGTTTTTGAGTCTGTTTTTGCATCATACGTTCTTTCATTTGTGCTATTTTCGTATTTTGATTTAATGCGCTTTGCATATCACCCATACCAGCACCCATATTACCAAGATTACCAAGATTCATACCCATTTTCTTCATCATCTCTTGAATATCACCCATACCACCACCCATACCACGACCTCCACCACCAGGATTCATACCCATTTTATTCATCATCTCTTGAATATCGCCCATACCAGGCATGTCTTTCATCTTAGTTAATAATTCACTTGCCTCTTGCATAATTTCACTTTCTTTAATGTCACCTGACTTGATCTTGGAATCTAATTTCCCACCTACATTTTGAACCAAGTTCATTAATTTTCCAGGATTCTTGAATAAATTCTTAAAGACATCATTAACAGATGTTGCGTTTTCTGCATCTAAATTTAATTCGCCAGCTGTTTCTTCGGCAATTTCTCGTGCCAATTTACCTAATTTACCATCTAATAATCCATTAATATGATCTTGAATTTGTTCTGGTTTAGGTAGTTGATCCATATCTATTCCAGATACATCAATAATTGGATCATCACTACCCATCATATTTTGAAAATTATTCAATGTTTCTTCTAATTTGCCCTTCAACTCTTCCTCATTAATACTATCAAATAACTTAGCAGTATCTCCAAATGAATCCTGGTCATTTAATTTACCAATTACTGTAAATAAAATTAGTTGTAAATATTTCCAAATAATTTCCTTTGTTTTCTCTGAAATATCATTAGCCCATAAATCTTTAAAATGAATTCCTGGTAAAAATTCAGTATTTACATCATCATTTGTAAACATGTCTTCGTTTTTATAAAGAATATCAAAAAATCGCTCAGGTAATACCTTTTTAATATGTTCATATACATTTCTAACACTATCTTCGTCTTTTGTTTCTTTAATATTGAATAAATCTACATTCATACTTTCCCTGTATTCTGGAAAGGTGAATAATATGTCATTTGTTAGATCATATATCACCTTTGTAAATTCTTCGGGAATTTGTTCGATACTTTCCTCGTTATCCTCATTATTTGGTTTAGACATTTATATCATAACCTAATGGTTATTGTTTAAATCAAATTAATTATTATATATTTTTGATAATTGATTCATATTTTTTAAATATTGAACGCACTTTTTTGTATTTTCAGGATTCAATTCTCTTAATGGTTCTCTTAATTTATCAATAGCAGCCATTACTTTATCAACAGCTCCATCTTCCATTTTTAAATCAGCACTATAGTCTTTTGTCAAAAAATATTCCAAGTTTTCGTTTTCAATCTCATCCTCGTACTTTATACAGATATGCCTATACCATACAGAGACCATCTTTTTAGGATTTGCTTTTCGCATCATCATTAATCCAGTCTTTGTTGTTCGAATATCTTTGTTTTCAGGAAATAATAATTCAATATCTTCTAAAAACTCCTCAAACTGAGAGTTGAATGCTTTCAATATAGTTGTCTTATCCATTTGTAGATTATTATAGTTTTATATTTTTAAATGTATTATCGCAATTATTATATTATATTTGAGGACCTTTGCCTGTTTGTTGTATTTGCAAATCTTGGTTTCTTTGCGTTTCCATTTGTTCGTATGCGTTTTCACCTACTTTATCTGGTGCCCATGTATCCGGTGGTGTTTCCATTGTTGAATTATGATCAACTCCCGCATAGTTATACATTTGTCTAGCTCCACCATCTCCTTGTGCTAAAAGTTCATCACTTCCTTGGTCCCAATAACTAAATGAATCACTTGCTACACCAAAACCTCCTATATTATCATTGCCTAAAGCAAATGCAGATGGTTCACCATTAAACTCGGTCGCCTTGGCTTGACTATATTCTTCTTTTGGTTTTATTCTGTCGACTATCTCATTTCCAAATATTACCTTATTTCCTTCTTTTAATAACATCAATGCTGGAACCTTTTGTATTTGTGGTGGTAATATTAATTTCTGTTGATTTTCTAATATTACATAAACTGCACCATTGTCATTGTTTCTAAATCTTTTATCTATACAAATAAAATGCATATCGTCCTTTTCACTACTTTTTCCCATTATTCGTAGAATATTTTTACATTTATCACAATAATTGCTATAATATAAAACACTACTCATTAATATTAATGATTAATTATTTTACAATTCTTTTAACTTATTAAATATTTAATTAAATATTTAATTAAAAATTGATATTAAAATTTATTCCTAATATTATATAAATAATTATGGCAATGATGAATCCTAAAATCACAATTACCTCTGAAGAGAATAATACCCTCCAGTTTACTATATCTGATACTCACTATAGTTTAGCAAATTCACTTAGGAGAATTGTTCTTTCTGACGTCCCTACATTAGTATTTCGCACATTTCCCCACAATGAAAGTAAAGTTGATATTATTACAAATACTACTCGACTTAATAATGAAATTATTAAACAGCGTATCGGATGTATTCCTATTCATATTACAGACACTGATTTTCCATATGAAGAATATGTAGTTGAATGTGATAAGAAAAACGATTCTGATACTATTATATTATGCACTACAGGTGACCTAAAAATTAAAAATATTGCTACTGACCAATACCTTTCTGATGCTGCTACTAAAGATATTTTCCAACCTGATCCTTATACTGGCGATTTTATTCCCATCACTCGTCTTAGACCTAAACTATCGGAATCTATTAATGGCGAACAATTACAGTTTATTGCTAAATTAGATATTGGTACTGCTAAACAAGATGGAATGTATAATATTGTCTCCACTTGTGCTTATGGTAATACACCAGATTCTATTAAAGCCAATGACGTTTGGAATGAGCGTAAAATTCAACTTAAAAATGAGGATATGGATGAAGAATCTATTGATTTCGAATATCGCAATTGGCTCCTATTAGACGCCAAGCGTATTAGTACACCAAATAGTTTTGATTTTACAGTTGAAAGTATTGGTGTATTTACCAATTTCACAATTCTTTACAAGGCGTGTGATATTATGATTCATAAATGTAAGGCATTTATTGAATTGATTGAAAGTGGTGATATTGATATTAAAGAAAATGAAGACACTACTATTAATAATGAATATGTAATTACCCTTAAAAATGAAGATTACACTCTAGGAAATCCTCTTGCTTATTTCCTCTACGAAAAATATTTTGTAAAGGATAAGACTGTCTCCTTTGTTGGGTTCAAGGTTCCACATCCACATATTCCTAATGGTATTATTCGTATGGCATTTCAAAGTGTAAGTAGCGATGCAACTACCGTTTCTCAATATCTTTCTGACTCTGCTGAAAATGTTATTAGCGTATTTTCTAAAATTAAAGATAATTTCAAACAATAAACAATAGTGGAAAGTAATTATTAGTTCTGAATAGTTAGATAAATATGTGCAAAATAAAAAATTATTAATATTATTAATTTTTTATTTTAGTTTATTATTATTATTATTATTATTATTATTATTATTATTATTATTATTATTATTGTTCAATTGAACTACTCTCTTCTAGAGGTTCGTCGCTTCGTGTTGTATCAATATGAGCCTTTCTCATATCATAATTCATTACGAACATTTGCTTTGCAGGATGCAGACTGTTAATATAATTAACAACTACCTCCTTATTTATATATTTCTGCTCTGGCCTTAATTGCTTCAAATATATTTCATGATGAAGTGTGTACATGTGTGTTTTATATTTATCTGGAAATGTTTTTAGTTCGCACTCCTTCTTTACATAACATCTTCTATAATTCTCAAATAATTTATTTGTATAATCATGCATTAATTGGCGAAATTCCTCAAATGGTTTATTATGTTCTTTATAATACTGTAGATATTCCTTTACTTGACCAGACTGTCTTAGTGCCAAATATTGGTACTGAAGTTTAGGTTGATTACCTCTTAAACGCCTAACATGTTCATAATTGGGATTTCTAAATTTATATCTCTGCCCGTCGTTTGACTTGATTACTACACCTTGAATATGATACGGTGTGTTCATAGAAGCACAAGATTCCTTACATTGTTCCAGTGAATTCGCATCTGTGATCATTTCTTGACGAGGATATTTAATTTTATCACACATATTTAAGTCTAATTTTCTAAAATCAATAATATTAATAATTTTATCGTCAATTTCAAATACATCAACCAAATATAATTTCATTTCGCTAATAACCTTTACAATTCTATTCTTTGGATGTTGCATTACAAAACTGTAAACGATATTTTTATTGTCACATTGATGATTAACATAATCAAACCCAATATAGTTACATACTTCATCAAACATGGATCTAAATGTATTTTCTTTTTTAAAACCACCATCCATGTAGAATGACATATTCCCACCTACACTACTTCTCGTAGCAATTTCCCAAGAGTTTACAGTATTATCGTAAAACATATTAATCATAGTTCCTTCTACAAATGTCTCTGCTACATATTTCTTATCATTGTCAAAAGATAATTTGTCTGAAGATAATGACTTTGGAGGAGCAAAAGATACTACAGTTCCATCATCCTTATAAATCAATGACCTTAATAGTCCAACTGTATCTACAGTATCATTGATTAACCATTCTTTGTTATACTTTAGAATATGAAAATTATCTCCAGTTTTATGTTTCCATAGATTATATTTCAAATTTAGTGAATTTGCTGTATTCTTTCTACTATCACCGTCAGTAGAATATAGCAAATCATTAATCTTTGGTACTGTATTTAAACTATACGACATCTTAGTTATTATTAATACAATTTCTTTAATTCATTTTATAAATCAATTTTTTCGTAAATCATAATCATAATAATTTCTACTGTAATTATAAAGTAATGGAATCATCAAATACTATTTATTTACAATTAGGAGATATTATTCAGATTCAAGCACCAACTAATGAAGAATTAAATGAACATATATTTTTGATCGAATATATTGATACTAAAAAAATTAAACTCAAAGAACCAGACGAAACTAAGCCAACCATTTTAAATATAACACCAGCTGGTGATTTATCAGATGAAAGTATTACGTCCATTAATATATTAAGTCGCCCTGAAAGCAATAGTTACGCAAAACAACAAAAACTTTTACCAGGTACATTCGTTGATGTTTATTTTAACGGCGATTTACCATTAACTATAACTGGCGAGATTACAAATTTAGAAGAAGATATGATAGAAATTAAAATTAACGATTCTGGTGAACTAATTTATATTGATTTTGGGTATAAAGGTGTTCCTGATGATATCCCTATTGAAAAAATTATTATTCGCCCCCCACCTGAGGTTAAAATGGATTCACTAATTGAAGGTGATGTTAAGGTTGAAGATGAAAGAGAATCTGTAATAGAATCTATACCAAATGAAGAAGGTATTGATGATATTGAGGACGAATCTGTAACTGTCCAAATACCAATCGAAGATATTAAAAACCAATTAAAAGATATTTTATTAGACGCCGATCAAATTGAATTTGGTTCACAACTTGAAAGTATTACTCAAATAATAGAAGTTCCTGAAGAGAGAAAAAGATTTGGTATTGAGACACAAGTAAATGAATTATTAGATGAATTATTATCATCTATCCCAAATGCCGAAAGAACTAGACAAGTTAAAAATAATATACACACTGAAATTGAACGATTTAAACAATTAAGAGAGAAATTCTCTAATTTTGACTCCAACGGAAACGCCAATAAACCTGAAATTAAAGGTGCAGCATATAAACCTCTCGTATCTCATTTACTAAATCTTAATTACAAATTAAAATGGATCTTACCTGTTGTTCAAAATGCTAAAAACGTTTACGATTTGGATATTGATGAAGATAACCGAATACCTGATATTGTTTCATTGACACTTGCAAACTCAAGAATAGAAGAATATGATATTAGAGATCTTTACAAAACAAATACAAATAATTTTTCAACTTATATGAAAAAAATGCAACCATATCTTACACCATTCCAACCTGATTATAATACCGACAATTTAACCAGTCAAGTTGTTATGCAAAATATCGATGCTGTTGTTGATAACTTGGGTGATTTCTATTCCTCTGTTGCTAAAAAAGATTCAATTAAACGCAAGAGATTTTTAATTTCCAAATATAATCTTGGCCTCAACAAACTTCGAGCTTCTAAAATAACGTCTTCTGGTATGATTTCCAAAACGGTCCCTATGACTGACAATGATTTAATGACAGTTAATTCATTCATGACATTACCTAAATCTACCATGATGTTTTCTAATATTAATTTACCAAACACATCAATATATGATAAATCTAATTATAATTTAAAATATTTGAATTATTGGCAACTTTTCAGAGAAAATACCAATATTATTACTACATTTATTGACAATCTTAATACTTCCATCAAATTTGATGAAAATAACTATTTAAAACATTCAACCCAGTTTATCTTGTCAGACGATAATAACGATCCGGATAAATATAAGAAATATCTCGATATTATTACTCCCAAAACACGAGTATTGTTTAATTTAATTAAACAGTATATTGACGGTAAACTAACATTTGTTTCCGTCGTCAATTATTTACAACCATTCTTAATTTATGTAGATGATATATCATTTAAACAATATGAAGAAATTATCGAATTTATTGAAAAGCGAATTCGGGACTACAGAATTTCTTTTGCCGAGAAAAAAGAACTATTTTCGGGCCTAGTTCAAAAAACAAACAATAATATTGTATACGAATCCATGTTATATAAATTATTAAAAGGTAGACACGATTTGACCGACATGATTCTGGAAAATTATGGATTCAATGTCAATAATGCTTATAAATATAAAGGTAATCTTGCCGATACACCAGTTCTCTCTAATAGTGAAATGATACATAAAATGATGGCTGTTGATTATACTGCGCTTTATAACACTTCTATTTCTATATTAAATAATGATTTGATTACCCCTTTTGATTTTGAAGATTTATTAAATCAAAAACAAGATGAATTTGATAAAAACATAGAAAAGGAAAAGGCAAGCAATGATTGTAAAGAATATGTACTGACTAAACGATATATCGACTTGGACGATTTAAATGCTGATAATAATATTCCTATTTATTTTGACAAAAAATACGACTCGACTGTATATGATATAATTAAGGAATATGATACAGAACAATCTGAAATGGACCCGGTTGGCTTTAAAACATTTTTAATTGATCAATTGGTGAAAAATGTAGGACTAAAAAAACCTGAAGCCAGATATGAAGCTACATCTATGCTTGATGGTAAACGACAAATTCAAGATGGACAATATGCCGTATTAGAAATTGATAACATTGATACTGTTCAATATTATTATTATAAGCGCGAAAACGAACAGTGGATCCGTGACGAATCTATTCCCGTTAATTCTTTCTTCGGGACAAATAAATTGTTTTGCAATATTCAAGAAAAATGTATTAAAATTGATAATACATGTGCAGATTCTTCACTTGGAACTGAATTGTTAAAGAAGGATTTGGTTAAAAATATGTATGATGAATTTGATTCTGAATATCAAGAATCACTTAAAAACTATAAGAAAAAAATAAATGCTAAATTTCAAACCGAAAGTGATCGAATCATGAAACTTAGAACAATCAATCGTTATGTATTATATAAATATGAACTAAAACATTCCATTATGAGCTTTAAAGTCGATGAAAAAGATGATGCTATTGTATCACCATATACAAAGGCACTTGATGCTATACTTGGACAAAGTGATATTATCAAAAAGCAAAATGATATTGTCAAATTTGCTAATAAATGTACACGACAATATATACCTGGACAAGATAGTGACCTCAACCCAGAAGGATCAGGACCATATTGGTTGTATTGTATTGATACAAATGCCAGATTAATGCCTACATTTGTATTGAAATTAGCATCAGTTTTTGTTCTAAAAGGAGATTATATTAAAACTATTAATGAAATAAAATCCCAACAAGGTGTTGATATTGACGACCAAGTTGTAGATAAATATAGTGGATGGAATATTGAAAAGATTGCTTTAAATACAGATGCCGAATATGATAAATCGTCTGGATTCAAATTACAATCTAGAGAAATATTGGAAATGGACGCCGGATCTGCACTTTTACAATCATCAGACGTTGATCCTAGAAAAGAAATTCTTGAATTATTATCAAACCCAAAAGGTAAAATGATAAACAACATAATTACAACTATTAGTAATTATATGGGTATTTCTATTGATAATCTCAGACCTAATATTATTAAACATACATTGCTCGCTCTTGATAAAACCGTAGATGCGCCAGATATTTATGAAGCAAAAATTGCTAGAATGGTTAAAGAAGGTAAGAAGAAACAAAAATCATATGAAGACGTATTGTATACATCACTAATTACATTCACACTATCTTATATATGTGTATTTGTTCAAACTTCCATCCCATCTATACAATCTAAGAAAACCTTTCCCGGTTGTAAAAAATCATTTCAGGGTTACCCATTAACCGGTGAAGAAGATTTATCCAATATTGAATATCTTGCTTGTGTTGCATCAGGTATTAAAAGTTCCGTCCAACCATGGAAAACTCTTCCAAAGAAGCAAGACAAAATTGCAATATCTATTAAAAAAACGATTGATGTATTTATATTAAATGAAACCGAAATACTTGCTCTCATTGAACAAAAACGCAATTATTTACTCCTCAATGAAGACGATTTTATTCCAATTGAATTAGATATTAAAGGCTGGATCAATTTTTTACCTCCATTACAAAATATTGTTAATAAAACACCTTCCAATTTATCTACTGAATTCAGAAATTCTTTATTAGATCACGTTAAGAGCGGTTCGAAAAATCAATTTGAACAATTAAGAGTAATCCGAAGCAAAATTATTTATTTCTCAATGGCAATTATTCAATCTATACAGACTGTTGTTGAAAAGGAAAAATTACTTCTCACAAACAATAGCAATATCCCCTTTTTACAAAATGCTTGCTGTAATACAGGTGACTATAAAACTATTGATTATTTTATTAATAAAAATGCTGATATTTTAACATACAATGACAGGGTTTCCTATTTATATAATCTTGTGTTTGATATGGTAAATATGAGTGAAGCAACAATCTTGCGGGATCCTACAAATACTAAAATGATATTTCCTCCTTTATCCACTGATTTTTCTGAAGACACAATTTATCGTGCTTTTATAGAATATTGTAATTTTTCCAATGATATTCCTATTAGTGATAAATTATTATCAATTTGCTTAAGTAAATCAGAAGATTTTGATAAATTCGCTTCTTTACAAGAAAATATTGATAAACTTAAAAAGGAAGGTAAAGTATACTCTATTGAAGCATTCAATGAATTGATTAATACTGTAAATAGTATGAATATTATACCGTTAGACATGGTTGATCGAGAGATTTCTAATATGCAGCAATTACGGGATCTAATCCAACATATGCAAGACTCTCAAAATCATATTGGCGATGAATTCTTGTCATTATTTAAGAATGCGTTAGATACATACGATATTGTAAGTAATGATACAAGTGATACTAAAAAATTGATAAATTATATTTCTCTTAAAAATACTGAATATCGGAGTAATATTTCAAGCTTTATTGACAAGTTTGCGGATATTACTAGGAGAGAAAAGGGCAATTTTAATGAGTGTATTTTAAATATTATGGAATATACAAATATAGACAATAATTATTTAGTTACTGATCAAGATGCTACATTATATAAAGCTATTCAATTTACAAAAACAGCTATTTACGACTTTATTTATGTATTTCCTACTATTATTGAAAATAACGTAGATTATGATTCAATTAAAATACCTCGTCATTGGAATTTATCAGATTTTCATTCTTCAGATATTAAAAATATAATTCGCGATATATATGCCCCATTAAAAAAATTCTATGATGATAAAACAATTTCACCGTATTTAAATAAATCACAAAACGACTTACACGATTTCTATAAAATTACACAATTATCATATCTATATGCGGATATTATTAAACCAGATGGCAGCGAAATATCCTCAATAATGAATAATGATACTCTTTCCCAATTATTCGAGTTTTACTTTTTATACATGATCCAATATTTAATCCATCTTACCGATGATTTGACAATTGTAGATGAATTAATTATTACACCAAAAGAATCTGATGATATTATAACAACCTCTATAGAATTAGAAGAAGATGCTTCTGGCGAGTTACCTGATATTGATATTACAAGAGGCGAACAAAAGAGAGTTAGAGAGAAAATAGCCGACTTAATCACGACTCTTGTTGAAATGATTCGTAGGTCAAAGGATAAAATTAACTATAATTCTCAAGAAATTAAACTTAAAATTAACCGTTCCAAAGATAAAGAAAGACAGAAAATTACATCTACATTAGGTAAGATGACAAAAGAACAAAGAGAAGTTGAAAATTTATTCAAAAATCATCGTCTAGAGCGATGGAATAAAGGCTTACAAAAGGGATTGACCCAATATGTTGCAAACACATATGATGAAGAGCGCGAAGAACGCGAGAAAAATGACATAATGGCACAACATCTTGATGAAAGAGAATTGTTAGGTCAAACATCTGCTGCGAATAGAGAAATAGATATATTAGAAGAACAACAGAGGGAAATTACTGAAAATAGAATTAATCAAGATGCTTATTCAATGGACGAATTACCAGAAGATGACGAATATGCTGAAGGTGTTGATGACGCGTATGCATTACAATTTGATGACAACGAATAATAATATCCCTGAATACCAAAAATTGTATGCTTCATTGAAGTAAAAAAATCTTAGAATAAAAAATGAAATTAAATTATTAATTAAAACATTTGGTATATATTAATTAGTAAAAATGTATAGTTGGAAAAGGATTCACGAAATTAAAATATTATTTGTATACACATATTATAATAATTTATTTTAAGATATATATATATAAAATGACATTTACAATCACTGATACAAATGATGTTTCATATACATTTGACATTAGCGGTGAATTCTTGGACCCACCACAACAACAACCACCAGCACCAGCACCCATTTGT